GGCGGCGATGCCAGCATGCAGGAACCCAGCCTCCCGAGGACCGGGGTGCCCCCTGTGGCGAGGGGCGGAGCGTGGGCGCGGATTCAGCGGGTTGACCTCAGGGGCCGACGGCTTACCGGGTACGCTCGTTAATTGCGCAGGAGCGGTGTCACGTGTCCGTCTCCACTGTGCGGCGCGGCGGCGGGCTAGCGGGGGGGGGGGAGAGAGCAAGGGTGTGGCGGCTCACCGGGCGACGTCCCCGAGAGCACGCATGCCACGACGACCCCCCATGACGAGGCCCGCGGCCCCAAGTGCCTCCGCCTCTGGGGCGAGGAGCGCTCCAGCGACCGCAGCAACGCCGGCGATGGCCTCACGATGGCGGCCAAACGCCGACGCCGCCTGCGCGATGACGGAGTTCCAAGAGGACAAAGGGGCCGGGCGGCGAAGAGATGCCGTAGAAGTGAGAACGGGATCGTTGTTGTAGAAGACGCGCCACTCCGTGTGCACGGTCACAGTGAAGGTGTTCGCCACTGCGGTGGGCGGAAAGACGGCGCAAATGCTGCTCAAGGTGTCACGCACCTCGTTGGCGGCAAAGACTGCGTTAGGGGCAGCGAGCTCCTGGAACTCGCTCCACTCCGTCACGTCCGCTGGATAGCAGTGATGGACCACTGGATGGCACAAGGACTGGTACGCTGACGTAGCGGTCACCTCACGCCTCTGAAGGAGGGCGAAAGCCATGTCGTTGAAGAGTGCGTACGAAGTGCGCCTGACACGTCCTGGAAGAGTGCCCATGTAAAAGAGGCCAGACGCAACCGTCGCAGAGCTCGTGCACTGTACTGACACCGTGAGCGCGTGAAGCGACAGTGTGGCTGCTCCGTACGGAACGTTGCCAACGATCGGATCAGTGTATGCGTTCTCGATGTTGCCAGGCGTATTGACTCCAAACCCCTGAACACCAATCTGCCGAAGGTAGTTCGGCCGCGTAGCAGTGGTGTCTGTAAAGGCACCAAACTGCAGAACGGTCGCATCGGTAGTGGAAGTGATGAGGGTGATCGGAACACGACCGTGCAAGACAGTGTACGGCGCCGCGATCGTAGGCGTGGGGACATGCGTGAGGTGGCGCGCGTCAACAGCGACCATGGAAGGTCCCCGAAGGGGCCGCAAGGCGCGAGGGCGGCGGGGAGCCTTCCTGCGCGCAGGCCCTGAAGCGCGCTTGGGAGCAGCGCGCTTGCGACGGGGGACGGGAGGGGAGCGGGGCTTGCCAGCCTTGCCAGCCATACCGCAAGCGGGCGGGAGGGCGTGCTATGCTATTTTTGTGTTGTAGGTCGGAGTGGATCACTTCCTACGCAGCATTAGGCTGCGGCGCACAAGTAGTGTGCGGCTTATGTTTATGTTCAGCTTCGGCACTCAAGGCTTCCTGCTTGAGTGCGCTAAACGCCTGCCCTAGGCCCCCTAACCTCACCAACAGTGGCAGTGTGTGCCGGGGATGCACCACTAGCGTCGACCACTGCTCAGCGCGACTTTACTTGGAAGCGCCACCAAGGACTTGGCTTTCCCGGCCATGCCTACGGGGCCGTAGCCACTCCGTCGTTCCGGCGAAGGCAACGTGCGGGGCTCACCATGGCGCCGGAAACCATGGCTCGCGCCGGCACACCACCCTTCCCGTCATAGGGCTATCCTCGCGGTTGTGACGTCCGCTCAGTTCAGCTCAAGGCAGGCAAGTAGGCGTCATCGTCCTAACTGACTGCTATCCAAAATGGCAATGAGCATGTTTCACCCTACCGGGCTCCCCATCGGCCGGTTGACGCCCGCAAAAAGTACGCGGTTACGTATCGCGGGAGGCCTTCACCTCAGGTGCTCCACCACACCACCGGGCTCCACGACCGCCCCTGGGCGCAGGGACGATACGGAAGAATAGGGCACGCCACCCCATGGGGTCAGGGGCGTCCTGGGCTAATGGAACGCGAGTCAAGGAAAACGCGGTGGGAGGGGCATGTCGATTCGAAAAATCATGTTGGCCCCCCCCTACTACCCAGGATACCGCGGCTAGAACCAAGCAAAGTGCCTGGATCGCCAAAACACCGCGGTAGCGATCTCACCGCCATAACGGCTTGGCGGCTCCTCCAACCTATGTACAACCACAAAATTGTGCCACGGAAAAATGGGGATGGAGCAGCGCGCATCGCGGTCCCTAGGCGGGGATCGGCAAGTACGCGCTGACGTCCTCCATCCACTCGATCACGCTGTCGCACACGAGCCCGTGGGTGATGTCTGGCCACTTCAACTTCAAGGCGGCCATCACGGGCAAGTCATCTCGGCAGATCGCGGCCTGGTTCGTGACTTCGGTCATCAGGCGGCTGGCGAGCATTGGTGTTGCGGCGACGCCCAACACCTGCATCCGGGTCTCACGATCCAGATCCGTATGCACCCAGTCGCCACCACAGGCCTCGAACTGCTTGCGCGCCCCCCGGGCCAGAGCCAGCTGCAGCATCGCTGCCGGCCGGTTGGTCCGGGAGTTGGCATGTGCCCGGGCGAGGTAGGAGAGGCACGCGATGCGGCTGATCGCCTTCATGGCGACGGCCGCTGGCATGGGCTTGGAGCCCCCTTGCGTGCGCTCGAACTCGGTGATGACGTTGATGGCCTCCGTAGACGTCGTGTAAGCCATCGCACCGATCCCCCTGCAAACCTCGGGTTGCCACGGGCCAAGAAGGCCCGTGGGACCGGAAAGCATCTCACAGCCTGTGAAGACTGCGACCGACTGGCCCTTGTGCCACACCAACTTCATGTTGAAGCCGAGGCGGGTCCATGACGCGACCAGCTCGTCGCGGTGCTCGTAGAGGTCGAGATCCAGCCGAAGCAGAGAGTCGTCCCCCTCGAAGAAGCCCTTCCATGACCGTTCCCGCATGAACTTCGAAAGCCCGCCCCGACCGCGCACATAGCGGCAGGGGTACAGCTTCTTGTCCTTGTCGAGGAAGCGGCCTGGCTCCAACGTAAGCACTGCGGCCCAGCAGACAAGGTTGGTCAGGAAGTTGAGGCCAGAAGTCCCCCGGTGACCAGACCGGCGGATACTTCTGATCTCGAATGTCGAGTGCGGCCGCGACTTGTCCGCGAACTTCAGCGTGAGCACGGGCAGCTCATTGAGCCGCACGTGGTCCGCCAACCATTCCTCGGGCACATAGCCGCACCGCGCCAACACTTCCGAAATGTGCTGCAGGATGGGATTCTCGATCCGGCCACGAAGGCCGGACGAGCAAGTCGTATCCCAGGCTGAGCCATCTCCTTCGACCAGCATGGCCTCCTCACTGCCTCTCAGGCCCTTGCAGACGTCGCGCATAGCGGCCGCTTTGGCGCGACCCTTAATGCAATGGTCGTGGTAATATCGAAACATCACCTTTTCCATCACAACTATGCTAGCGAGTGCTGCGATGAGCCCGACGTCGCCGTCGGCGATCAGCAACCTCGGGGGCTTGCATGGTTTCCCCAAAGGGACAACCAACGCCTCCGTCTTGATGCTGGCCTTCAGCTCGAGGTCCCGTCCACACATGAGCTGGAGCTGCGTCCACGCTTCCTCGAAACGCTTCGGGCTCCACTTGGCGGAACAGGCCTCTGAGAGGTCTGGCAAGTGGGAGATCACTTCCTTGATCGCGTCTTCCGTGAAAACATGCTTGATGAGGAACTCACGCGCTTTGCAAAGCACGATCTCGTCTTCTTCTGTCGGCACGAACTCACGCTGCTTGCAGACGATGCGTTCTGTGATCGCGCCAACGACGTTCGTCCTCGTGTTGTCAAACACGTTGACCGGAATGCCGGTGTTTCCGACCTTGACCCCCTTGAAATGACGGAGGTCCTCCGCGCCTGGTGACGTGGCGAGCAACCCCACCAAGCCGGGCGCGACTTCCCAGTCGCCCCGACTGGAACCTGGCATGCAGAACTCCGACAACCCCACGGGCCCATGAGCTTCAAGGTCCGGCGCATCCTCGCCTGGACGCACCTTTGGCTCGGCCTGCCTGATGTCGCCGACAACAAGCGGGGTCTTCTTCTTGCGATGCTTGCAAGCCTCAGCCTTCGGAGCGGCGCCAGATTTGCCTGCACTGCCCTCAAGGGGCGCGTCAGGGGACTGGGTGCTACCTGAGCTGGCTGCGTCGCACTGCTGGGTTCTGGCCGCTGGAATGATGCCTTCAAGTCCAGGCGGCAAGCCAAATCCCGGTGGGAGGGTGATCTGACTTGGCGAGAGCGGCCCCTGTGGGGCCTCGGCGGCGGGGTGAGGCTGGTCCGCGGTCATCACGACCATCACCTGCTGATTAGGCAGGATGCTGTCGGAGTCGTCGAGATACACAGGTGTGTACCCCATACGCGGAGTGACGATGGGCGCTGGCACGCAGCGCTGACATGCGTCACAGACACCCAGTGCAGCAGCGCTGAGCATCTTCCTCACCGACCTCAGGCACGCCCCACGAGTGCTGTCCTGATCCGCCTCTTGCTCTTGAACGCCACCCATTGTCTGTTGGGTGGACGAACCGAACACGCGTTGCCGCATGGTCTGAGCGCGGGGGACATGCACACCCATGTCGTCCGTACGGTATGCAGCCGCAATTTGACTCCCTGTCTTACCACCCTCGGACGCGTAAACAAACGTCCCTGCTTCGCAGCGCTGATCAAGGCAGGGCAAAATGCGCTGCCACAAGTTCCGCGGGGTCCCGACCTTGTTGAACACGCGGTGGACTGCATAAGGAAGCATCCTCAATTTGCCGAGGTCGGCAGATGAGTACCCTTGCGTATCCGACCGGGACAACTCCGCGTTCACGATCTGCGCCCACGCCGCCGCAGCCGACGTGGGTTTGAGCGCTGCGTGCATGTTGCTCACCTGAAGCAGACGTGCGATCAACTTGCCGCCCACGGGGATGCGGTGCGCGACCCACTCAGAAGAGTGTGGGCCGCAGCACACGCGGCGGCGGCAATTGTCGCAATCCGGCGGGACGTGGTACCGGAATACCACGACCTCCGGGTCGTCTGGGTCTGGCGCTGATGCCATGCGCAGATGGTGTGCGTCGCATGACCCACATGGGGGGCCCAGGGATAACGAGCCTGCAAACATCCCTGGACCCCCCGGTGCCTGTAGCCAACCGCTGGTGAAGCGGCAACACTGCGGACTTTCAGTGAATTTCGGTCGTATCCCTTGACTCGAGCGGATCGCTT